GCCACTCCTCAGCAGCAACCAACACTGGCAACCGGTCAGCAGCAACCAACACGGGCGACTGGTCAGCAGCAACTAACACTGGCCACTACTCAGCAGCAACCAACACGGGCAACCGCTCAGCAGCAACCAACACGGGCGACTGGTCAGCAGCAACCAACACTGGCAACCGGTCAGCAGCAACTAACACTGGCCACTACTCAGCAGCAACCAACACGGGCAACTGGTCAGCAGCAGAAGTTACAGGGGCTCACTCCATTGCAGCCGCTTTCGGATATGAATCAAAAGCCAAAGCTGGAGAAAGTGGCGCAATTGTATGCGTGTATCGCAATGACGATAACGAACTGATACACATCCGCGCTTCTAAGGTTGGCGAAAATGGTATCGAGGCTGGCAAATGGTACACGCTCAATGAAAGTGGCGAATTTATCGAAGCTGAATAAGGGTAATCGAAATGAATTACATCGAAAAATTAGAACGCATCGCCGCAGCGTTAAAAGAAGAAGCGGCGAAGTCAGACAGAGAGCGTGAAAGTTTTGAATTTGCAGAACGAATGGTAACTGCTGCAAAAATCCAACTCGAACGTATCGAATTTAGACAAGCCGCCTAGCGGCATTTTTTATGGGTGATGAATATGAGTGAATTAATTATTTATGAACAGATAAAAATTGAGCAGCAAGCTTTAGCTGTTGCCTTTTCCACTGATGGTGGCATCAATTCAATTATTGAGCAAATTACCACCCAAGCCCGTGAAAAGGCTAGAAACCTTGATGCCGAAACGCCAAAAGGTAGAAAAGAGCTTGCAAGCATTGCTTACTCGGTATCGAAAACCAAAACATGGCTAGATGAGCAGGGTAAAAATTTAGTTTCTGAGGCAAAATCAAAAATAAAGGTTGTCGATAATGAGCGTAAAGCCGTTCGTGATCAACTTGATTTGCTGAGAGATGAAATCAGAAAGCCAGTTACTGATTTTGAAGATGCAGAGCGCAAACTAATTGAGAATGCCAAGCAAATTAAAAATTTGTGCGAATCGCTAAAAACACCTACTGATGAATTTGGCAATCTATTAAGCAGCGCGCAAATCAAGACAAGGCTAGATTCGGTCAATGAAATTATTATTGATGACAATCAGTATCAAGCTGAATTGAAAGACATTGTTGAGTTGACACAGCTTTGGCTAAAAAACTTACTTCATTCAGTTGATGAACAAGAAAAACAAGCAGAAGAAATAAAGCGCATTCAAGCAGAAGAAGCCGCAAAGGCTGCAGAGGCTGAACGCATTGCACGTGATGAGCGCATTGCATTCGAGGCTGCTGAACGAGAGCGAAAAGCGGCAGAAGCTGAAATTGCCAAGGTTCAAAAAGAGGCTGAGCAAGCAATTGAAAATGAACGTAAGCGCATTGAGCAAGAACGGCAGTCAGAAAAGTTAGAGCAAGAACGAAAAGCGGCAATTGAAAAAGCTCGCTCAGAAGACAAGGAAAATCGTCGAACAATAAATTGCAAAGCATTGGAAGCTTTTATTGAAAACAATATTGAAGCAGAAGTTGCCAAATCAGTTTTGAAGCTTATTGTAAATGGCAAAATTCCAAATGTTTCAATTCAGTATTAACAGCCGCTAACTGAGCGGCATTTTTTATGCCCCGCAACTTTGGACGGGAACGGGGCAAAGGAGTGATTATGTACGGAAATGCACAGAGCTACACCACACCTAGCGGAATGGTAGCAGAAAGTGAGCGCCGTTGGGCGATTGCAGAGGCGGCAAAACAAGCGCGTACGGATGCGCGTACAGAGCCGACCAATGAAGATTGGGGCGACCTTGTGTGTGCGGTTGAGTTCGCAGACCCACAGGAACAGGCCGAATGGCTGACATGGTACGACGATGACAGCGAAATCAACCAAGCGACAATGATTGATTACGTCAGCACTGAGTTCAATCGGCTGTGGACCAAGCTGACCGATAAGGCTCGGGCGGCTTTTGATGAATTTGAGATAGATTTTGTAATTTAAGGAGCAATTACTATGAGTAACAACACGCAATTATCAAAACTAAGTAGTCAGTTATCATCAAAATTAAACCTCGGAACTGATGGTTCGGATTTAATCGAAACTCTCAAGGCCACTGCATTTAAAGAGCCTGCCACTGACGCCCAAATGGCTGCATTGCTTATTGTATCTAACCAATACAATTTAAACCCATGGACAAAGGAAATATACGCTTTTCCTGACAAGAAAAACGGCATCATTCCCGTGGTTGGTGTTGATGGGTGGAGCCGCATCATTAATAGTCACCCGCAATATGACGGCATGGACTTTGAAGTTTCTGAAACCATGGTTCAAATGCCTGAGGCAAAATCCAAAGCGCCTGAATGGGTTGAATGTCGCATTTATCGAAAAGACCGCACACACCCTACTGTCATTCGTGAATACTTGGATGAATGTTACCGCGAGCCTTTCAAGAAACAAGGTAGTGATTGGGTTAACTTGGGCCCATGGCAAACTCACCCTAAGCGTTTCTTGCGACACAAAGCGATGATTCAATGCTCGCGTGTTGCATTTGGCTTTGTTGGAATTTACGACCAGGATGAAGCCGAGCGCATAGCAGAAGGCGTGGTGGCAAATACTGCCGCTAATGCCACCAAAGGCGACCACAACAACCCAGAACGTGATACCTTAATTGAAGAAGCAAGAACAGTGGCTGAAAAAGGCAATATTGATGCCCTGCGCTCCCACTTCCAGTCACTAACCAAAGAGCAGCGAAAAATTCTTGGCGCTCAGGAAATGGCGTTTTGGGGTGAGCATTGCACCAAAGTTGGCGAAACTATTATTGATGCCGAAATTGTTGAGGAGAGCAACCATGCAACAACGGACTGAAGAATGGCTTGCTGCGCGTGCTGGCAAAGTAACTGCAAGCTGCTTGGATGATGTCATGGCAGCCAAAACGACCGCAGGCTATCAAAACTACATGGCCAAGCTTATCTGTGAACGATTAACAGGTCAAACTGAACAGTCCCCTGTATCGGCTGCCATGCAGCGCGGTACAGACTTGGAGCCACTTGCGCGTGACTTTTATGTTGTTGAAACAGGTGCGATGGTTGAAGAAGTTGGCTTTTATGAGCACCCTAGTATTTTAAATTCTGGCGCCTCACCTGATGGAATTATTGGCACTGATGGCTTAATCGAAATCAAGTGCCCAAACACAGCCACACACATTAAGACGCTTGAAAGCAAGAAGCCGGCTTTGAAGTACATGCGGCAAATGCAGTGGCAAATGGCCTGTACTGGCCGAAAATGGTGCGACTTTGTGAGTTTTGATGACAGATTGCCTGAGCATTTATCATTTTTCTGTACTCGTATTGAGCGAGATGACGAAATGATTGCAGAGCTTGAGAAATCAGTCACAACATTTCTCAATGAGCTTGAAGCAAAGATTAATAAACTACCTAAGGCTGCCTAACATGCGGCTTTAATTATTAAAGGACACCAAATGTCAGTAAATAAAGTGATTCTTATTGGCCGCTTAGGGCGTGACCCTGAAGTCCGATACTTGCCTAATGGCGAAGCTGTGGCAAATTTCAGCCTTGCAACCAGTGAACAATGGAAAGACAAGTCGGGCGCAAAGCAAGAAAAAACCGAGTGGCACAATATCACCATGTATCGCCGACTGGCTGAAATTGCAGGCGATTACTTGAAAAAAGGCCAAGAAGTCTACATTGAGGGCAAGATTCAAAGCCGCAAGTACACAGGCAAGGATGGTATTGAGCGTGTCGCATACGACATTATCGCCAGTGAAATGAAGATGATTGGCGGAAAAGGCGATTCAAATGCTGGTGAACAAGTACAAGACACTGAAAGTGCACCGCAACCAGTTAAACGAGAGCAAGCCGCGCCAAAGCCACAGGTTGATGATCTGGATGACGATGTGCCATTTTAAATAACCCACCCACCCCAGTAAGGTGGGTATTTTTTCGAGGTGCGTATGAACAGAGACACCCTACTTCAACATCAATAAGATAAACAGCTACTTGGGCAGTACATGAAACGATGCCCAAAAGGTAAGCAGCGCAAATATCACGCGATTGGTGCGATTATTAAGCGACATCGAGTAAACAACTCAGGCAAGCGCGCTCTAGCGATGCGGATTGCACCGTTACTGCCATATCAAAATGCTATTTTGTCGATGTATGGAGAGAAAACATGATTGAACAATTCAAAAAGTGGGCAAAAGAGAATATCGGAGCAGATGATCATGATTTACGGGAAGTTGCAGACACTCATGGCGTCAAACAAGGCCGATTCAAATTGCCAAAAATTCAAACGGAATATGTGAAATGGTTGAAAAAAAATGCACAAAATGTGGATTAACTAAAAGCGCTGCTGATTTCCACAAGCACAACAGCAAACCTGATGGGCTGCAATGTTGGTGTAAACAGTGCAAACTTGAAGCAGCAAGAAATCAAGCAACCGATGACAGACAAAGACGCGCATCACTGGCAAAGCAGCTTGGGCTTGGGCTATTAACGCGTACACAGCAATGGCTCAGAATTGCGCAATATGCAGCAACTGGCATGGGTGCTTACACGGCGAATCAAGTAAATAGACGTGAGTGAATAATGAAACGACAAAAGACCAAAGCAGAAAAGCTGCAAATCAAAGCCAATGCAATCGCTTTTGGCGTGTCTGAATCCGCAATTGCAATTGTTGGTAGTTTGGTGCTTGTGCATCGTATTGACCCGCACATACTTGCATTGATGCCACCACACTTGCCAAGTATGCAACATGCAGCCAAAGTGCCAAATGGCATCAAATTGTGTGGCAAAAGCCAGTGGCAATTCACCAATGATGACAAATTGATGCTGGCCATTTTGGCTGATAAGCACATTGAAAGTCTGAAGCGTGGTGATATTTCAGACCGCGACTTCGCCTTGTTGCAAACAACACTACAAATTGGAATGGAAGCGTTAAGCATTGCCCTGCCCGAGCTGGACAATCAACAATACTGCAAACAGCGGTACAAAGAAGCCTATCACGCTGCGAAATCAATGCTTGATGATATGAATGAGCGACGTGACAAAGTCGGCTCATACAAGGCTACAGGCGACAACATACGCTGTATTGAGGTGTTGATAGGACTGCTAAATGAGGCTGTCGAATTTATCACCGTCGGCGAGTGGTACAGTGCAATGCAATATCTTGTCGAATCACTGACACGAATAAGCATTGAGAACGAAAAAGAGAAGATGAAACAGGCCGCTTAAAGTGGACTTAACTTTTGGAAATACCTTGCAACACAGACGTAGACTAAACAACTGGCGCATGATTAAGCGTCAATCTGAACAGGCCACTGATAACAAGGTGGCTTTAATTTTTGGAGAATGTAATGGCTTATTACATGCAATTTATCGGCATTGGATTGCTTGCATTGTTTTTAATTTGGGCGGCAAGGAGTTGAGGCAATGAAAATCACACTAATCGCAGCAATGGACAGCATGGGCGGCATAGGCAAGAACGGTACGCTGCCGTGGTGGAATAGCGCAGACTTACAGCACTTCAAAGAGTACACAGATGGCAAAGTGTGTGTAATGGGCCGCAAGACGTGGGATAGCTTGCCAGTTAAGCCGTTGCCGAATCGGGAATGTGTGGTAATAAGCACGAAAGCACAAGAGCTTCAAGAAGAATGCAAGGATGAAATTACATGCTTTTTAAGGTCTAAATGTCAACTTGACAGCTTAAACAGTATTTTTACTCCACCAGAAGAACTTTGCATCATCGGCGGCGCAAGTATTTATGAGCAGTTTTTGCCACACGCAACACACATGGTTTTAACGCATATTAACGGCGAGTATGGCTGCGACACATTCTTTCCTGAGTTTAACAAGAATGATTGGACTTTGACTGGTGGCAAGCAGCTCACGACAGAAGCACTGGTGCGATACTGGGAGCGAAAGCAATGAAAACAGTTTGGGTAAATCGGCATAACGCTGATGGCTCAATGAAGCCTATGAGTGAGTGGGTGCAGCGTGAGTGTATGGAAAGATACACGCATACCTACCCATCTCTGAATGGAGGACATGGCTTTGATGGTGGTGGCTTGCCTGCTCACCATTGTTTTATCAGCACGTTTGGCAAAATTGCAGAAAGTGGCTTTTTCTATGAATACATCGGCAACCAACGCGGTGATGGATGGTTTTATGTTGCTGATGGTGATTTACCACCGCATAGCTACAGCGAAAATATTCTTGCTCATACAAGCACGGGTGAATATGCAATTATAGTTTCTTGGCTGTATAACTCTCGCACCGTAGAAGTGATTTACGGCAAGCCAATTTGCTGGCAACCAATTCAGCAACCTAAATTTATTGGAGAATGTGATGTGTGAGTATTGCGAAGAATACCGCAAGCCGCTGGAAAAACAAGGCAATTTTTCGGCATGGATGCTTGGTTCAGATATGGTTGTTCAGCACTCATTTGGGCAGACATTAGTACCAGTCAACTTCTGCCCCATGTGCGGCAAGAAACTGCGACAGGAAGTTGAGCCATGACCAACACAGAACGCATAGCCCAGCTACAGGCCGACAAGCTCAAGCTGCAAGAGCTGCTCAAGTCAGGCAACGTAGACCCACAGCAGTGCAAGGGCATGATTAAGATGCTGGATTACAAGATTCGGAAATTGAAAGAGGTGAAGTGATGAGTATTTGTCCATTTTGTAAGTGCGACTCTTACGAGTATGTAGATGTTGGCATTGGCAGAGTGCCAGTCGCTGTAGTCTGCTGTGACTTAGGGATAATGCTGGATTCCAAAGATAAAACAATGAGTAAATTCGCTTGGCGAATTCTTCAACTTCGACGCTCACACTCACCACGCAAGAAAGCTAGAGCAAAGCGAATGATTGAGCAAATGGAGCGTGATGAATTATGACCCACATGCCCACTGGCCGCCGCTGCACAACATGCAAACACAAAGCCAGCGATTGTAGCGGGTTAAATTTTGCCCGCATGAGAGTGATTAAGCAGTATGACACGCACCAAGGCGTGAAGTGTACTGAGTTTGAAAGGAACAAAAATGAACAAGTTTAAGTTTGGCGACAAGGTTTCTTATAGAAGCTGTAAAAATGCTTTTTATTTGCAGGAAACTGACGATATAAGAAGTTTGATTGCTGTAGAAAAATTTGGAGCAATTAAGGGTGGAGTAATTACAGTTATTACTAATGAACTCACCCCCGCCACCGATTGGGTGAAGTGCGCAGACAAATCACCTCCATTTAATACATATGTGCTTATTTGGGATGGCGAAGACCAAGATGTTGACTGGCTTTCTGATACAGCCCCCAATGAATTCAAAGAAAGCCACATAACCCACTGGATGCCCCTGCCCGCCCCACCTGTGGAGGTTGAGTGATGAGTAAGCCTGTCACAAAGATTATTAAAGACGCACTAAAGAATAAAGGATATGACTTTATAAATATTAGATTTTGCGGTGCAAATTATCATGGGCCTGCTGAGTGGTATTTTAAAGTGTCTAAATTAGATATGGATTTCATTTTAAAAGAAGCAGATGACTATTTCTCATCATGCGATTTTCAGTTTGATGCTGAAGATGGTAACTATATTATCGGTGGGGATAAGGAAAATATACTTGAGATAGTGGAGTTTTTGCCATGCAAGACACCTTTACCCACCCCGCCGCAAGACTAACACAGTGAAACGAACAAGCCCCGTAACTGGGGCATTTTTATTGGAGTGAAGAAAAATGGACAAGACTGTCACAAAATCACGCGATGAATTATTGCAACAAGAATATGTAAACAGCGAAGAATTGGCCGTTATATTGGGTTTGGCGAAACGAACCGTGCTAGAGTGCTACGCACCACAACCTGATTTTCCGCCACGAATATTTTTATCACCACGGAAATATTTTTGGGAAACAAAAGAAGTCAGAAAATACTTTGAAAGAAAGCGTGAAATCCGTAAAAAAATCTAGCCACTGCACCCAATTTGCACCAACTGAGTATCAAGTGGCTGATTCTATTACAATTCATGGTGCCCAGGAGAAGACTCGAACTTCCACACCATTACTG